CTAACAAACGAGATTGTAAGAAAGAAGTCATAGCAGGTATATCATCTAACATTTGGCGAGAGATACGAACATAACCAGCGATGTACTGAGCTGCTGCATCTTTCATTGTAATATCAAAATCAACTTGAGCTTTAGAAGAACCTTGAGTTTGTGCTGCTGGATCACCTTCTCCACCACTTTCATAAGGGAAAGTAAATAAACCTTGATTAATTGTTCCGATTGGTAACAAACTACGCATATGCACTTTACGAGAAGGTAAAGCATATACTTGATTAGCATATTGACGAGTGATGTCACCTGTCAAGTTAACTGCTTCTGTCATATTACCAACTGCTTTTGTATCCAAGATAAAGCTTGAACGCTTTTGTTCACCACGAGCTAATTTCGCTAAGCTATCACCATTTTGTTCGATAGCGTCTGCAAGGGTAGCATTAAACCCTTTTACTTCTGTTTGATTCATTTTAACACGATTTTGTTTTGCTTCCAATTTTTCGATTTCATCCTTAACAACTGTAATTGAAGCTTTCGTAGCTTCTAATTCAGCCTTTACGCTTTCTAATGCACTAGCATTATCAGCCTTCGCACTTTCGATTGCTCCGTTTACTTCGGATTTAATGCCTTCGAAAGCACTTTTAATTTCTTCTACCATTAGTTGAAAATTTTAAATGATTGTAAATATTTGTTTATTTCTATTTCTACGGAAATCATCGGATCTTCTTCCTCAGTTGGCAATGCTTCTTCAGCGGTTGGCTCAGGAGAGATTGACTCTTCATCTTCCATTTCAGATAGATATTGTTGTAATTGCTTGAGTTTAAGTTCTAACAATTCGAATGTTTCATCAGTAAAGTGTCCATTTCTCAATGACTTAATGGTTTTACCCATCTCATCAACTAGAGTTGACTTAATCTGACTTTTAACTCCTACTGTTGGTGTATTTGCGTTTGCACCCCACAATACTGAACTACCCTCAAACAATTTTATTTCATTGATTTCATTGTACCCTGATTTCTGTTGTGACTTAATAGTCTGAAATCCGATACTATGTTCTGTGATATGACCATCTTTATATAACTCATACAAGTCATTACCTAAAGTAGTATTAGGTATCTTAACACTTGCTCTTAAACCATAAGCATCTTCCATCATCTCATATGGCTTAGCAATAGGCTTGTCTGTAGAGTGGTTCATTAGATGCCAAATTCTATTTTTGGCTTGTGGGCCATTTTCTTTTAGTGTTTTAGTAAATGCTCCTGGTGTAATTATATCACCATCGGAATCTACATTACCAAAAGCAGAGTAGTACATAGTAATAACTCTACTTCCATCCTCCATGTCTATTGGAGAACCTTCAATCGACTTCTTGTTATAAAAATTACTCATATTTATTTGTTTAAGCGACATACACCGTGCAGCATCGGCAGTTGCAGTTATTAGCTGCTCCACCACTTGCATCATGTGCATATTGCATTTCAATTACACCGTAGTTTGGAGTGTTTACTAGGAATGGTTGATTCACAGGTATTCTTACTCCACCATCATCAGGATTCGTTTGTCTGTCTAATGCGATATGCCAAGTTCTTGGACTACCAACATATTCAGCGTGAACCCATTGTTTTAGCAAAGGTATATTAATTCCTTGTGTTGCCCCAATCGCACCTGTGCTTAAAGCTTGATGAGATTCCGTTCTTGCTATTAATAAACTCCTTGAAACATTTATCTTCCCTTCTCTAAGAAGCTGAATAGCCATTGCGTTTGTTTCGTTTGTAGAAAGGTTATTAGCCCTTCCATAAGCAATAACATTATTCAGTATCTTGGCTATCTCGTTATCGGTTGTGTTTTGTATTCCGTACATTTTTGGGCCACTAATCGAAACCCAGTACGACAACATAAACGCTAACCACTCATCCATTATGTTTAACGGATCAAGGTCAAAATCTTCTGCCTTCTTATACTTGTCAAATATCTTTTGATACCTCATAGCAGTATAACCACCAGTACCTTCGTACAAAGTTCGTAAAATATTGCTAATCTTATCTTGGTTAAAAAATGTCTTGTTATAGTTAGCTAGTTGGAATACACCCATCTCTTTTACCAACTCCGCAGCTTTGTTAAAATCACTTTGTAAGGCCTTTTCTATTTGTGGCCTAAACTCCGTGATGGACTTCCTCGCTATGGTTTGTTGCAAATTGAATTGCTGAGAAGGTTGTAATATCTTGGACATCCATATTATTTTACAGGAGGCAAATTATAATCTCCTTGTTGTTGAGCATCTCTTGGATTCTGCAACATTGTTAACTCATCGATAGGTAAGTAACCAGCAGGTATGTAGATAGCGTTCATGACATCATCTTGAACAGTATCGTATCTCATTGCTTGTCTTTTTTCGTTAGGAGTAATCCACCATGATTGAGAAAGAATAGCAGATAACTCTTTCATGTCCTCTTGCAACTCTGGGAACACAGTAATATCAAAATCGATATAGTAACCTTGTCCAATCTCACCTTCAAAGAATCTATTGAACGCATCACGAATCAAAACTAATTCAGGAAGTACTACTTGAGTAAGCATTTCCTTCTTAGCCTCTTTCATGTTATTGTAAGTCTTATTATCAGGATCGTTAAATAGTGCAGAGTTAACTCCGTACACATTACACAACTCACGAAGTGTAATCTTCTCTGATTCTAACAACTGAAGGTCAACAGGAGATAATCCCATATTAACCCAACCCAATTTAGCACCTGCAATTAAAATCTTACCAGCATTTTGAATAATGCCTCCTTGCGTTTTAGTTCCGTACTGATTGTAGAAATCTTCTTTTAACTTACCAGCTTGTTCAGGGCCGAAATCATTTGATTCATCTGCATACAAGATACCCTTAGGCCCTTGATTCTGCAACATACCTACAGAGGTATCCTTAGCATCGTTACTGCGTTGAACAGTTCTGTAAGCAGCTTGTAAAGGCGATAGTCCATATAGTTGTTGTCCATTAGTGTTGAAGTAGGGGTTGAAGTATTTTAAGTGGATTACATCTTTAGCATCCAACTGATCCCACCCAACTAATGTGAAAGAGTAGCCTTCAACCCCATTGATAGTACCGTCGCTAATGATAGCGACATATTGGGATGGGAGAGTAACAAGTTCAGCAACCTTACCACTAGCTAATCTATTAGCCCATATGTAAGAATTACCTGTAATAAGTTTATAACCAATGATATTCTCGATGAACTCAGAGAATGATTGGTATGGATTCGGTCTTTCTAATAATTTGTTTAGTGGACTATCAGCAATCTCATCAACTGCTTTAATCCTTACTAACTCCGCACGAGCAATATCTGCTCCGCTTGATGCGTTAGCCATCATAGATTTATAAGTGTTCAAGTCTTTCTTGCTTTTAACCTTATAAACATAGAATGGAACTGTAGAGATTGTTTTTGAGATACGCTTTATGATAGAATAGACTTCGCTATTGTTATCGTAGTCTTGTACGAACTTGGCATAGTCTAAATTTGGGTAAAGCGTTCTACCGCCTATTAAACCACCAAAATCACCAAATGGGTTATTAAGGTTCGTATTTTTTCTAGGGGCTGCCTTTTGTTTAAAAGGATTAACCGCACTTAGTATGTCCGTTAACTTCACTATATGATATTTTTACAAAAGTAACAAATTTTTAACCTAAACCACCCATCCTCTTTTTGCTTTCGCATATTTTGAGTAGATAGCATAACGCATGGCATCCATCAAGTGGTCACGAAACTTAACAGGCTCATCCATTGTGTTGCCATCATGATCCGTTTTCCACTTATAGTTTTTAATCTCATCTAACAAATCTAAAGATTCTGATTTTATAAACAATGGAAATGATTTAACCTTATTAATTCCTGCGAACACATCTTTAGTAGCTGATTTTAAATTAAACCCTGCTTTGTTTACCTCAGCTATTGTTTTTGGTTCGGCAGCATCTGCGAATATCTCATCCCTACGAGATAGCCCCATAGACTTTAATCGGTCTATTAGGAGTGAGGTTGACATCTTAGTATCATATATCAGTTGCTCGACATAAATGTCACCATCGAAGTTCTTACACCTTACAAGGGCAGTCTGGTTGTTATAACCAAAGTCAAGGCCGTAGAAAACATCTCCACCCTCTGGGAAGTTTCTTCTCCTTCTCCAATGGCTATAAATCGTTGCTTCACTAATTGCCCTTTCCCCTAATCCATAAACTCTCCAGTATTCGTGGTCAGCATCCTTTAATCTTTCAATCTCGGCAATAATGGTTTTATCTAAAAACGGATTATCCTTATAAGTCGTGATGGTAAAGTCGGTATCTTCTCTAGGAATGACCTTATCGTAAATCCAAGAGTAATAATCGGAAGGATTATAATCAAGTACGATTTTATCCGTAGTTCTTAGGGCTAACTGCATCCAAGATTCGTAGTTAACCTCATTTGCCTCGTTAATAAACAGATAGTGCCTTTTACGACCTCTAATCTTCTGAGGTTGGTCTGTAGATACAAATTCTACCGTATTGCCATTAAGGAAGTATAAGTTCTCTGATTTGTTGTGCTTCTCCTCCGAGTAGAGTTTATACTTCGATAGTATCTCAATAAAATCTCTCATGACCGAACCTTTGATACTTGGTAGGGATGAACGGCAAATTGTTAGGGTTTTACCTCTTTCTTGCAAAAGCTTAACTATAAACCAGGTAAGCACATTGTAAGTCTTTCCTGACCTCGTACCTCCTTGCATAACAGAGATTCTCTTCTTCGAGTTGTTTAGTACCTCAAAGACAACATTGGTGGTTACTTCCATAGAAATAAATTAAAAATTTTGGTTTGCTCAAGTCAAAGCTAATACTTTTCGTTTTATAAAAGGGTACACCCACCATAAAGTCCGTTTTATGACACATATGATGGCAATATGAGTCATTAATGACCACTTATGAATCATATTTGAGCCGTTTATCGCTCATTTACGGCTCATTTGTCAAGTTTTATATTTACTTTTTGATTGATAAAGTAAAATAATAGCTTTACTATTTTACTTTGAGTAATTTTACTCAGTCGATTGAGTAATAGTTGCATTTTATGTAACAGTTCGGTCGTTTGTCCGATTTAAGCGGACACTATCAAAACTTGCAGAGTTTACATTTTTTGATAATAGGGTAGTATTACTACCGACTTTGGCAAATCTGCATGAATAATTCGGAAAAATTCATGCAATCTAATTAAAGGGCATTTAGAAGCGTTTTAAGACACTCTACCCATTTTTGGATAGATAGTACTACTCAAAGGCAAATATGCCCTAGAATCGCCTTAAAAGTGGCAATAAATAGATTTAAGCATATACACCACTTTCCGCTACGCTTAAAATGGCCTTTAATCGTTATTCTTCGTAAATATCCATCTCATTCGGTAATTCTACCTCTTTATCAAACTCATAAAGTGGGATATCTTGAATATTAGCAGCTTCGGTAGCTGGAACCACAAATCCGCTATCCTCAAGTTGAGTATTCTCATCACCATCTAACTGCTGCGTACTATTCGGTAGCTCCTCTACATGGTTAGCCTTTAGGACATTAACAGTAATCTGCTTAACGACATCTCCTTCATGAGCAACCTCTTGCCTTTCGATATAACCTCTACGCTTACCTTTGGTTTTTAACAGGAACATTGTAGCCAAGGTATCACCTTTAGCAATCCTTTCCATCAGTTTATGCTCACCGAAGTCAAGCATAATCTCCTCAGGCTCTATTTCAGCTAGTCTTTGTCTAAACTCAGGATCTTTATCACACCAGGACTTGTATTGACCTCTACCAACCCCTGCTGATTCACAAGCAATGGTGATATTGCCAAAATTCTCCTTGTAAGCTATGATAAAAGCTTCTTTGCTAATATCCTTGAACTCTGCATTCATAATTGTATTGGTTTTAGCATATTACTGCGTAATCTGAACTCTGCATTCATAATTATCTGTTTTTAGTTGGTGTTCGGATAGATGTGATATGTACTACCTTCTCTACCTTGATATGGTCAAAGCTAAGCACACTTTCGCACTTAGTACACTTGATGGTATGTTCCCTTATGGAACTATCCCAAACATAATCCTCTGTAGATACTCCGCATTTACATCTGTAAGTTCTCTTGGCTACTGTGTCTTTCATATTATTGGTTTTTTAGTTTGGCTTTTCTGCTCTTAAGCTTCATATCCCTTTTATACCTCTTTTTAGCCTCATCGCTGACATTTCTCCTATTTTGCTTATCAGGGTTAGGTGTTACACTTACAGGTCTATTTAAGGCCGTATAGTCCATTAAGGGTAGTTCAACATTATGGAAGCTCATTGCTCCTGTATCAACTCCCTTCTTGTAGCGTTTGTCTAGTTCTCTTTTCGGTATATTCATATTATAATAAATTATAATGGGTTATATGGAAAATAAAAAAAATCAAATATCAAAAAATGTTAAAACAATGGTTGATATCAGAATATTGGAGGGCACAGGGCACGCACCTAAATTCCTACACGAATAAACAAGGTAGGGGGTATCCCTCCATTATCACATAATCTATATTATGTTAAATAGACTTTGTGTCATGCTTTGCCCTACCTTGTTTTGCCCTATTTTACCCTTACTCCCCTACCCTATTATGCCAAAAATATACATTTTTAATCTATTGATTGTTTAGGCACTTTCATGGCCTAGCTAACAATCTACCTGAAATACTTTAATTCAATCTATGTATGAATATATCCATATAGTAGATAATATATCATATATTATATATTATATCCTATATTATACATTATATCATACATTATACATTGTATAAGTGTATTCAATACTATATCCTATACTAATAAGATGTATAACTACTTTTAATATTTTTTACGATTATTTCACTTTGTATTGATTAATGTCGTAATATTACGATGCCAAATAAAACCATTGGCACACATATTATGGAAAATTTATATATCTTATTCGCCTTGCAATTAGGCATTTTTACCTTTTTTGTAGGTACAATTATTCGCTTATTAATCCACCTTTTAATTGCAAATGAAAATGAAACAAAGTAAAGATTTCACATTCACGCAATCGATTATAGTTATAATCCTTTGCATATTATTAATGATGTTCGCTGATAACTTTTAATTTAATTTAATTCAAACACACACACACATGAAAACAATTATTGAATGGTATTCATTATTACCAGAACCATTGAAGTCACAAGCGTTCGAAAATGCAATCAACTGCAATCATGTTGACATTTTTAATGTCGAAGTATCTTCGATGTATAACGCGATTGATAGAGGATTTATATGGGATAACACGCCACAAAGAAGCGACTATTGGTTGCGTATAACCGAGCAATGGGACGACGATACCAATACATTACGAATACCTTTGACATTCTCTTCATCCATGCGTACGATGTTATTATCTATGCGCCATGATAGTAAAGTCGCGAATGCGTTATTACGCGACAATCTTACACACACGACCTTTGCCAATTATATCACTATGCGAGGTGAACTTTGTAGCTACCTACCTAATGGTCGCGAACATACTTTGAATGACAATGGAAAATGGGCTCGTAATGGTCGCCAAGATATGAAGGTAGGTAAGATGGCGAAAAATTTACTAACTGAATTAGCAATCGCAAACGAAGATATTAACGCAATCGAATTAGAGAAATTCAGCAATTTAGTAAAGTCATATATATCAGTATTAGGCGACGAAGATGGCGAAGGGAAAAAAATAACATTTGAAGTCATTAATGGTCGCAAGATTTATGATGCTTATTTAGTTGACAATTATTCTAAAATATTAGGCACTGATACGAATTTATTTAATTCATGTATGCGACATGAAGAGTGTCAAAGTTATTTAGACATATATGTCGACAATGTCGAAGTAGTGTCGATGCTAGTCGCGAATGATTGCAATGGCAAAGTATTAGGACGCGCAATATTATGGACAATGCACGATGGCAAAAAAGCAATGGACACCATATACGCGCATGAATCACTTACTAATTCATTCATACAATGGGCAAATGATAATAACTATTTTTACAAGTCACGACAATCATGTCACCATAGCGACTTTGACAGACACTTAACAGATAGCCATATTTATTTGCCATGTGTAATACTTAAAAAATATGAATATAACGAATACCCATACATGGACACTTTGTCGATATTAGAGGATAACCAGTTGCGCACTGAATATAATACCAATGAATATCGAATACTTAAAAGTACTGATGGTGGCTATGAAGATTGCAATCGCAATGTGTTCGATGTTTATAACCAATGCGACATAGATGAAGACGATGCGCGATATGTCGATTATACGCGTCCTAATGGGCAAAGTATTAATGGCTATGTAAGTGTTGACGACTTGGTCGACATTGCACATGGTGGATGGGTATTGTCGCGCGATTGCGTCGAAGTGGATGGTGAAGATTATCTACGAAGTGATGAAGATATATGCCATGTCGATTCACGCAATGAATGGCATCTTATTGATAATTGCGTAAGTGATTATAATGGCGACATGATTCACGAAGACGATTCTGTCACTTTACACGATGGCGAATACGCACACGAAGACGATGCGACAATGTGTATAATCGATGGCGAATATTATCTTAATGAAGACATGATAAAAGTTGATGGTGGCATGATATATAAAGAAAATATCGAACACTATAAACTAATTTTAAACACTATAAATATAAAAAACAATGCGACAAAGATTGCTTAACACATTGCGCGTACAAAGTGAGTCATACGACACGACGCGAATGAATGAATATATAATTAATGAATTACATGATATGGGATTGACACCAGTAATGGACAAAGGTAATATCTATGTGATTAAAGGCGATGCGCGTGATTATCCATGTATCGTGTCGCATACTGATTCAGTTCATAAGATTATACCAGATGAAGACTATACCATATTACATGACGACAATGTCGCGATGGGATTCAATAAGCGCATTAATTCACCGAGTGGATGTGGTGGCGACGATAAGGTCGGCATATATATATGCTTAGAATTATTGCGCGACATGGACAATATCAAAGTAGCATTTTTCAGGGACGAAGAGGTAGGATGTGATGGTAGTTACGATGCCGACATGAATTTTTTTAAGGATGTGCGATTTATATTGCAATGTGACAGAAAAGGTAATAATGATTTCGTGAATGAAATATATGGCGCACAATTACAATCCAAGCGATTCAAAAAAGAGGTGGCAAAGATTATAGGCGCATATGGGTATAAATTTGCAAGTGGGATGTTGACAGATGTTTATGCGCTTAATCAATTAGGCGTAGGCGTGTCGGTTGCAAATATGTCATGCGGTTATTACAATCCACATTGCGACGATGAAGTCGTGAACTTTGAAGATGTGGAAAATTGTCTTTGTATGTGTCGCCATATCATGAATGACATGACAAGTGTGTACGAATGTGCATACACACCTAAAAAAGAAAATTCATTTTCTTATGTGTCAAAGTATTATAATACTTATAATGAATGGGATGGATGGGACGACCACTACACCAGTGCAACAAAAGTCAGTAACGAATGGGCGAAGTGTAAAGCATGTGACGAATTAGTCGAAGCGAAAACGATGGTGTATTCGCGTGACTTTAATTGTGATGTGTGCGAATCATGTCAAAAGTGGATGGAAAAAGTATAGTATGTGTGTGTCGTTTATATGTGTGAAGCGGGACTCAATATCCCGCTTTTTTTATGCCATATTGCACACCAATATAGAAAACTTATTTTAAGGCGAATTAAGGCGGTAAAAAAGGATCCAGATAGGCAAAGATATTGCCATAAAAAGATAGGGCAAAAATGAGGCTTAAAATAGCCTACAAATTGATTTTAATATGAATGTAATATACCCATATTGCAAAGGTGCATTATTTGATTATATCAAAGTTGCAACATTAGTTGTCTATGCAACCATTGCATATGAAACTACTAAAACTTTCGTAGTAGGTAGTTTTAGGTATCCACCAAAAACCTGCCAAAAACCCTATGCAAAAACTCCCCAAAAATCCATGGCAACAGTCCGCTTACGCTAACAAAAACCTGCTAAAAATCCCATGCGGACAAAAATCTGTTTAGATTAGCCAAAAACTTTTAACAATTCATTAACAAAAAACCTGCTAAAAATCCTTAACAATAACAAAAACTCCTTAATTTTACCAAACAAACAAAAAACCTTTATTATGAGCAACAAAAAAACCTACTGCACTATTGCAGAACTTAAACAAGCTATTAAAGAATTTAATGACAATGACATAGTTGTTGTAGAGATTCATGAAGGACATAGAAACGAAGACTTATATGATTTTTATGTCGATTCTATTCAAGGAGTTAGTTTAACTACTGGAGAAATAGTAAGCGAAGTAAGAATTTGTATATAAATATAAACACCAAAAAACCCATCTATGAATTTCGAATTAATCACCGCCAAGTATGATTGCAGATGCAGTCTTACTGGCAAAAACTTCAGTCGTGGTGACCAAGTGTACTACAACTACGAGGCAAAAACCTTTCTTGATCCTGTGTATCACGAGAACATTATGAGTCAGCAAAAATCTCGTGGGGCACAATCCTACTTTGAACGACACAAAAAACTTAATAAGATTTACCCTAACACTTAAAGTACTATCCCTACTAATTAAACAAATTATAATCGTTAGTGGGTTATCCCAATGGGAGTAGGGATATTTTTAACAACCAAAAAACCTTAAACACATGGCAAAATTCGAGTTCGTAACAGAAACAAATGTAGTAACGCAATCAGTAATCTACTACACTAGAAAAGATGAGTTATTTATGGAAAATAGCTTAAGTCATAGCAAGGAGAAAGCTTATGACAGATTCATAAACATATCTAGTGGAGTAAAGACTGAACCTATTGTGCAAGTACTTGAAACACGCTATTCAATCACCCAATAAAAACCTGCAATCGTGCACCCAACCCCATCACATCTAAAACAAAAAGGGCTTCGTGACTATTTTATGGTCACAATCGATGCCCAAAGGATTAAAAAGGATTACCTCTATCGTGGTATGTTTATTCATTGGGATAGCAAAAAACCCCTAGATAAGTTCTACTACTGGAGAGGAGATTATTTCACATCTATTGAAGGAGCAATGCGTTCAATCGATAGACATTATAAACTATATAAAAAACTAAAAAATGCTGATTAGAGATTATCGTGCCTTACTAAAGTATGGCGATATAAAAAAGATTTGTGAGGTAACAGGATATTCACCATACCTAATAAAAACTCGTTTAGCTGCGGCTGATGAGGAGATGATAGAAGTTGTAGAAGCTTTCTACGCAAAAAAGATTGAACAACTTAAAAACTCTATCTATGAACATCAAGAATAAAATGGACTACTGGGCTATACCTTCTATTCGTAAGACAAAGCTCAACCCAAGGCAAAGAGAGGCAGTTGCTAATGAGATTATAGCCAAGGTCTGTACTTATTACAATATCACTAATGAAGAGATTAGAGGTAAAAAAAGATACAGAACGATTGTAACGGCTAGACATATGTCTATGTTTCTAATAAGAACTAGACTTAAGTTAAAGCTTAAATCTATTGGCGATTTGTTTGGCCGTGACCATAGTACTGTCATGCACGGCATAGCATCTATACAGGATCAATCCGATGTAGATGAGCTAATTAGTACTGACATAGAAAACCTTATCAATATTTTATAAATCAAAACACCAAAAACTATGAGTGATTTTTCAAAATGGGATGAGCAAGAACAAAGATTGTTTATTGCTAAAATTATCCACAACATTAACTATTCGCAGAACAATTTAATCCTTATGAAAGCTTTAGTAGAGCTATGGGATACTTACCCAGTTCGTGAGGCATTGTTCTTTACACAAAATTTAATCAACCAAAAAACCCTATCTAATGGAAATGCAATTAACTAATCCTTCGTATGAATTAATCAACAAAGATTCGATGCTGAAACTATCTACTGAATTATCGCAGTTGATAAAAGAAAAAGGCTTGTCATCTAACATTCAAGGTAAACAATTCGTGAATGTAGAAGGTTGGCAATTCGCAGGTGCTTCACTAGGACTAATGCCTATTATAACGCTTACTACCGATTTATCTAAAGATGATGAGATTAAGTACATGGCTACCTGTGAGGTTCGTAACATTACAAGCGGTCAGTTGGTAGCTACAGGAATTGCTTTATGTTCTAACAAGGAAAAGACAAAGCGTTTTTTTGATGAGTATGCAATCTTATCCATGGCCCAAACAAGGGCGATTGGCAAGGCTTATAGGAACTTACTTGCTTGGTTAATGAAGGCTGCTGGATTCGAAGCGACACCTGCTGAAGAGATGGACTTCGCACCCAAGGATGAAACCCCTACCAAAAAACCTAAAGTAGTTGAGGTAGTAGCAGAGGAGATTGCTACAGAAGTAGATCGTGATGGTATCATTAAAGATATACAAGCGGCTGCTAGGATGAAGGACTTGACTGATATATTCTTTTCTAATAAGGAATACATAGAAAAAGATGAGCAATTAATGAAATTGATGAAGTCTAAAAAAGAATCGTTAACAACAAAAAAGAAATAATATGAGTAATTTACTACCAAGCATTGAATTAAATTCAATCACACCATCCAAATTTAGCATAGAACTCCTAAAACAAGTAGTTGTATCACATTTTAGAGAAACAGGCGAGAACCCCCTTGAGATGCTTGTTAAAGCAGAAGCATTAGTTCAGTTGCTAGAAGGAATCAGGTCTGAGTTAAAAGAAGATGTTATTAGTCAGTTAGACCTGCATCCTCAAGGCAAAGCAATCGTGCTTGATGCTGAGATTAGCAGAATAGAATCAGGAGTTAAGTATGCCTATGATGGTGACCATACATGGCTTAAGTACAACCAAGAGTTAGAAGCTATTAAGTTTAAGCAAAAGGAAAGAGAGTCATTGCTTAAGACTATCAAAGAGCCATTGGTTGATCCTGAAACTGGCGAGATGATATATCCTGCCCCTAAGTTCAGTACAACTACTTTTAAAATATCATTAAAGAAGTAATATGAAAGTATTAGCAATCATTAAATTTTTCTTTATAGCAGTACCAATAGCGGTGCTGCTATTAATATTCTGTGAAACTTATTTTAAAATCAAAGCAATAAAACGATTATTTTGATACTACAATTAGAACAAACAATAGATGTTTTAACCCCACTAGGCTATGGAAAAGCAATCGCATGGATTGATTACGGAACTGATACTAACACCATATGGAAAGTGGTGTGTTACGATACAGGAAGAGTGCGTAACTTTTACGATGATGACATACTCGTTTACCCCAACGAAATGGATGGCGGTAAGGTAGATGAGAATTATTTTTCTAAAAGGGAGTTCCATGAAACAAACCAATCATTTATTAAAGGCCTAAAAAACCACTTTAAACCGAAACCAGATGCCGAATGAGATTAAAGGATTAGAGAACTCAATACCAATTAGAATGGTTTATACTGACACTATGGAAGAGGTGCTATTTAAGTCGGCAGCGGCAGCTAGTCGTAAGACTAAGATAGCATCACAAGTGATTCGTGAATCGCTTAACCCTGTTGCTCGTAAGCGTTTTATAGTGGATAACAGGAGAGTAGTTTTTAGGATATCTAAGGAAGTTTAGTATATTTGTCATGAGTGTCGGATACTCATTAAGAACTTATTGCCCTTGATATGAACCCCCAATCCGACTGGGGGGAATTTGATGGGGCTTTTTTATTTTATGAATACTGGAAGGATTGAAAAACAAGAAGTAGAAGATAACTACGCTAAACTCCCAAATGACATTTGTCAATCAAAGGATTTATCACTAGAGCAAAAAGGATTAATGGCTTTTCTTTTAAGCTTACCTAAGGATTGGGTGGTTTATAAGGATAACCTACATGAGTTATTAGGGGATAAAAAAAATAAAGTTGATTTAGCTTTTAAGGGATTACAAAAAGCAGGTTATATTTTATCATATAAAGTAGTTAACGAAAAAGGGCATTTTAAGGGATGGAATCATATTGTATATGCAATTCCTGCTTTAGCTAACCGACCTCAAGAAAAGCCGACCTCGGTTTTATCCGACATCGGGAAAACTACCCCTATACAAAGAAACAATCCTGTATTAGATAATATATCTTATACAAAGAAGAAGTTTATAGCACCTGCTTTAGAGGAAGTTATTTTGTATTTTAAAGAGAATGGATATAAGGATGATGTAGCTAGAAGAGCTTACAATTTTTATAGTACCGCAGATTGGCAAGATACTCAAGGTAAGCCTGTAAAGAACTGGAAACAAAAGATGATTGGAGTTTGGTTTAAGGATGAAAACAAAATTTCACAACAAGTAAAAATCAGAGTTAAATAATGCAAGTAATAGACCTACCTAAAAACACAGAGATTGAACGCAATATCCTAGGCTCGTTATTAATCGACAAAAAATCTTTGTCATTAGTAATCAACTACTTAAAAGAGGATATATTCTACGACTATAAGCATAAGCTTGTATTTAGAACGATTAGAGAGATGTACGATAAGAATATCCCAATAGATATTACTACACTCTACCAACGAATCGTAGATGCTAAACAAACGGATCAAGTAAATGCCTACTACCTTTCTGAGTTAACTAAAGATGTGGTATCAACTGCTCACTTAGAAGCCCATATAGAGTTAATAATAGAACTTTATAAGCGTAGAATGTTGGTGGTGCTGGGTGGAGAGCTTGTGGTTGGGGCGACCAATGGCGAGGAAGATACGATAGACTTTATGGCTGAGGTATCCAAAAAACTCATTCAGCTACAAGAGTTTGGTAATATATACGAGAAGATGATGGAAGATATTATCATGTCAATTAACTACACTCGTGACATGGCACAAAAGGGTAGCTTACTAGGATTTAACACAGGTTTTAACGAGCTAAACAATACCCTATGCGGATGGGTAAAGCCTGACCTAGTAATCGTAGCTGCAAGACCAGGGATGGGTAAGACTGCCTTTATGCTTTCTAGTATCTACCAACTAGCTTGTTTAGATAGCGTTCCTGTGGCCGTTTTTAGCCTCGAAATGAGCTCCGAACAGTTAGTTGAAAGGTTAGAGTCAATCGGCTCACAACTGCCCTTAAAATGGCTTAGAATGAATACTTTGGACGCTACACAAAGAAAGGTTTTACTAAAGACAGATGACTTGTTATTAACTTCCCCCATACATATTGAAGATATGGGCGGTATAAGTGTAACCCAACTCCGAGCAAAAGCCACCATCTTAAAGCAAAAGTATGGAATCAAGGTAATCTTTATTGACTACCTCCAACTTATGAGTGGTACAGGCAAATCAAACCAAAACAGGGAACAAGAGGTTAGCTACATTAGTAGAAGCCTAAAAGCCCTCGCTAAAGAGTTGGAAGTACCTATTATCGCCCTATCTCAATTATCTCGTAGAGTAGAAGAACGAGGAGATAAGATGCCTCAGTTATCTGATTTAAGGGAATCAGGTTCTATTGAACAAGATGCTGATGCAGTTATTATGCTTATGCGACCACATTACTACGAGATGACAGAAGCTATCGAGATTGGTGGTAAAGAGTATTCGCCAAGTGATTTAGTAGTTTGTAAGGTTGAGAAGAATCGCCACGGATCAACAAAGAACATCGCATTAAGATTTTTACCTGAAACAATGAAATTTGAGGACTATGAATAACAAAATAAAAATTACTATAAAGAAAATAGAGGATTGGGTATCAGAAGAATTATTTGGGTATTCTTTTACATTGCCACAATTTGAGGTTTTTGCAGAACATGAAGGCAAAAATTACTTTCAAACATTTATAGGTTTTGATAAATTAGAAGCAAAAAACAAAATGAAATCTTTAATATTAAGTAATAAAATAAATCCTAAAAACAAATAATATGAAACAAGTGTATGTAGAAAACAACATGGGTGAAGGGATGGAGTATGACTATGACCTTAAATACGAGGATGGCAAAACAATATGCCTATACTCTCACAATAGCGAATGGACTGAGCATTTGCAAGGACAAAAAGCAGGTTCTATTAAAGATATTGAAGATGGATTTGTGATTAAGATTGGTGAACAAAAGATGACACTAGATTATGCAGAGATGCAAGTACTAAAAATCCTTTTATTATCTGATTTAGAAGGTACAGATTACTTTGAGATTAGAGAATCAATAACAATTAAAGCATGGCCAAGGGATATAGAAACAGGAGAAAGTTTGAGATAGAAGAAGCCAAGGCTAAAGATGGAACTTACCAGGCTATTAAACTATTTGCTAAGAGCACTAAGGTTATTGTTATTCATCAAACCGAAGCACTAAAGAAAAAGTATTTCCTACTTGAGTACGAAAATAATGGTGTACCTAGTGGCATAAGTGACACAAGAGCAGAGTTCTTTGCGTTTAACCTAGACTTACGAGATAGAATAGTTTTTATAAGAGCAGAGTTCTTAAGGGTTAAAGCAAGGAGATACTGGCGAATAGGTGAGATAAAAGTTAAGGATAAAATCAAGTATGTTAAGATGCCAACAGAAGAACTTATCAGGTGGTACTAACAATATATTAATAATATATTGTAATTTTGGTACATGGCCTACATATCTGCAAGTGATTTAACGAAGATGATGATGGATTATCTAAAGGATAATGGCAATGAAGTATGGAGGAATAATAACCTTGCAGTTAGAGGTAGAGCATTCATAGGAAGGAAAGGAGTTCCTGACATCATAGGTTATAGTAAGAAGTATGGTCACTTTGTTTGCTGCGAGATTAAAGCTATTGGTGACAGACTCTCTTCGGATCAAATGGTTTTTTTAGAGCAGTTAGCTATGGCAGGAGGAACTGCAATGTTATGTCAGCAGATTAGAGATGAATCAATAATAGTTAAAATATATAATCAAGATGGCGAAAGTCAAGACTGGGAGTTCATCAAAAGTGAGCTTCGGCTCAAGGAAACGAGGTAGAGCAAAGAAATCATTTAATAAACATAGTCCTAGGCCAAAGGCTTACATAGGTCAAGGTCGTTAAAACAAAGTAAAATGGAAAAAGTAGAATTAGAAAACAAGATAGAAAAAGCACCTAAGACAGTTAAGAAAGCTAAGGATGAGTTTACACAAGAAACCTATGATTTTTTGCATCAGGTGTTAGTAGATTTTGCAATAGATACAAAGCATAGACCTCAGCTTAAAGTAATCTTACACAACGCAAAGGCAGAACCAAAAAATAACAGTAGTATTTAATAACCAAAATATATAACATGGCAGCAGGTAAAGAAAAGATTTTCCTAGGAAGGTCACAAACAATGAAAACGGCATTTGGGGAGTTTAAGAAAGTATCATTCGGCCCAGATGACTTAAAGAAGATGAATGATTTTGCAGCAACTAATAATGGTTGGGCTAATATCCTTATTAAAGAAAAGAAAGGCTCTACACCAGGTGAAGCAGGTTTCTATATCGAGCTTGACACTTGGGTTAAAGATGGCCAACCAGCTAAGAATTTACCATTTTAATTAATGATTATGAAAACAAATTACAAAGATGTGGTGGTTAATTTACTAATTTTGCTCGTAGGAGTTTATCTACCATTTGCATTTATTGTGAATGAGTTTAATCCTCTTGCTTGGAATTGGTTTAGTAGATCATTATATGTACTTACTTTAGTAGGTTTAATTACTTACGCTATAAAGGAGTATAAACAAAAATAGTTTTGTGTGTTTTTTTGAAATAAAGGTAAGCTCTGTCGTTTCTACGATGGAGCTTTTTTATTAAAAACCCCCCAGATTTTACCTGAGGGGAAACCAAAACACCACCAACTATGAGAGAGCTTCTTATGTTTGCCTATTTGTTTTATCGTAGAATCTAGTTAACACCGTTCCGTATAAAGCCTCTTGATATCTCTTAATAAAAGAGTCTGAGCTCTCATCTATGTAGAAGTAGTCCTGTGATTGCATATACACATAGCACTTATCTTTATCCTCTTCATCATCTGTAACGGATTCAACTAAATGAATATTTATCCAAGCATCGGATGGCTCTGTGCCATCACCATACTCGTAGCTATCATCTTCCGTTAATTGCGTTATTTGAAGTAACATTTAATATGCTATGTTTTATTATTGTTAACCTAAGCTTTTGAACTATTAAATTCAATCTTACTTCTAAATCATCTCTTTTTTTCATCAACTCTTCAATCTCTAGTTCTGCTTTAGTCTTCATACAAATTTACGCTTTAATTATTATAGAAATAAAAAGTGCACACATCATTGATTATCAATGAAATATACACTTATGTTATAACGGATTTAACCTACTTTTTGCTTGGAAGCCTTACTATCTTGCTTCCTAATGGCATGGGTACAAATATAGCAATTCTACCGCCATCTAAAACAACTCCACAACCTAATGTTGGTCGTTTGGGGAAAGGTCGTGAATACTCCATTGCGTAGGCATTAATATCTATGCCACAACCTACATTCATACCGAATATCATATCCTTATCACTTGAGGAGTACAAAACTCCCCCAAAGGAGTGAATATGACCTATTACAGTTGATTGTCTAGCATCTCTTGCTCTGTTAATTGCACCTGCTTGTCCTGATGATCCTGTGCCATGGGTATATAGAACACCATCTATTTCCCATTCTAAGGCCCATTTCCAGCCTCTAGGAGCTTCCCAAGCATCTTCATAGGACTTTATAAATCTCTCTGGTAATCCGTTCGCTAATGCCTTTCTTTTGTGTAGGGCACTATGGTTACCTATACAGACTTTTACATTAGGGAAACGCTTGTACCAAATGTTTAATTGTTGCATAGCCATAATAGCCTCCTTAGAAGCAGACTCCCCATTAGGGTTATGCTCATGGAAGCTAATCGCATGATTGTCCACTTCATCTCCTATGTGGACTATTTCGGTACATTGAAACTTGTTGAATACCTCATAACAAAAGTCGAGGTACTTAGGATGGCAGAAAGGAAAATGGGTATCGCCTATGACACCCACATTTTTGGTTTTGCTCATATTGGTTGTTTTGGTT